GTCAACTTATCATCTTTATTGACGTAAATTGGCTTAACCCAATTGCAAGATGTATCCACAATCTTGGTTTCCGGCTTAGGCATGCACGCCGCCAAAGGTAATATTGATACCAATATAAGAATCCGCTTCATGGCTGGCTCCACTGTTTCTGAAGGGTGTCCTGTGGGGTGTTATCTTGGGACACGGATTGGTCAATCTTAACCGTTTCCGCATCAACCTTCTGCTCATGCTCAATCGCTACAACTTCTTCCTGCGCCCGCTCACTGGCGGCCCCTATAGCTTTTTCATGGCCCGCCCAGTACGCATAGCTCAGAACAAGTATAACACTTATTGCAACGGCGATTGCTGCATTACGCACCCAAGGATTAAGGAGGAGGAAGAACATTACGATGGCTCCGTCTTGGACTTCAATGCCAATCCACCGCCCCCGCCAGCAAGGATAGCGGATGCGCCAATAGCCCAGTTTTGAGGGTCAAAATTCCCATGCATTACCGCCTGATACGTGGTGACCGCACAGTAAACAATGGACATTTTGGCCCATAGGATGCGGCCAATGTCCCAAGTCATGTTGTCCACGCCTGTGAACATATGTTTGAGAGCTTGAAGCATGTTATTTCACCGTTATCATAAGAAATATACCAACTGCGCCGATACCTAATACCAGAAAACCCACAATACTGCTAACCATAATCAAATCCTTGCGGTTTTCTTCCTGCTCCTTTAATGCGGCGGCTGCCTGACGGGCCGCCTCTTTCCGCATCTCAATGACCTGCCGCTGAATACCTTCCCATGCAGCGGGGCCATATTGGCCCACAAACATGTTCTTTACCTGAAGCTGCATATCTTGAGCTTTGGCCTTAACAGCGTAGCGTTTTACCGCCTCCGCCTCATAATCCGCTTGGCTTTGGAATAGTTTTTTCTTCTGCGGCGTTGATGTTACCGTAACAATCTGGCCGATTTTACTAAATAAATTGCTTACCTTCTCCGCAGTCTCCATCATGTCCCGACCCGAATCAACGGCGGACTTAATGGAGTTATAAATTGCGGTAGCGCCAGCTATAAGGGTAAACGGATCCATTCACCTTACCCGTGATGCCATCTGCCATTGTGGTAGTAAAACGGGTGGGTTTTGTGGGAGTGAACAGGGCCGCCATCTTTCCTGACAGTGAAGCCCGGAATACCTGCATCAACGGCACCGTTTAAGGCGGCTTGTACCGCAGGGTCTGCATTGGCGGCGTTTAAGTTTGCAACATAGCCGGGGCCGACGCCTGATGGGATTACGGGGTTAATTGATCCACCATTGTCCGTAACGGGATTTACCGTCATGGCTTTCTGATATGCAGCGGCATCAGAACTGCCTTGAGCAGCACCACCCGCAATTGTATTTGCTAATTGAACAGGGTTGCTTGCGAGAGAAGGATTTGATGCAATTTGCTGAGCCCAATACGAATCAGTAGATGGGTTATAAGCCCGCCCAAAATCAGATTGATAAATGTTGTTTAATAAAGTTTGAGTTGGGTCTGCTGTCGTAGTTGTTCCGGTACTGGTTGATGTATCACCACTGCTACCAAAACTTGTCGGGGTAAAACCACCCCCGCCGCCTGTTGCAGGACTACCTGACGTACCACCAAGCGTTGAAGTGTAATAAGTTTTATCAGCGCCCAATGCGCCGGACGCAATATCTTGTTTCAATTTATCCAAATTTGTAAGGGATTCTGCACCGGACTTGATTTGATTTGCCCAATACGAATCAGTAGATGGGTTATAAGCGCGACCAAAATCGGTTTGATAAATTTGATTTAACGCGGTAACTGCTGGGTCAACAGTTGACGTTCCGCCGCCTGTCGTGGTTGTCCCACCACCAGTTGTGGTTGTACCACCGCCCGTTGTCGTCGTCCCACCGCCTGTAGTTGTCCCACCACCCGTTGGCAACGTACCGCCGCCTGTTGTGGCATTAATTGCCGATCCCAAATAAGGGGCATTTTGCGGGTTTTGAAGAAGCGCACTGGTACGCGCAATGTTGACATTGTTTAACAATGGCATCAATTGCTGATACATTTCATTGCTTAAGTTTTGGCCCGTTCTATTGCCCGTGTCAGGATGCGTTACAGCCCCGTGGCTGCCTACACCCGAATACGTGCTGCCATCTGCGTTACCCTGATCTGCACCACCGGACGCGGGAGCGCCACTGTAGCTAAATAGTTGATCAAACATGTTCGCCATTTTAGTGCCTCTCAATACGGGTTAGCATGATTATACCTTACCTTTTGCAATTCTTAAAGCATGGACAATTGCATCATCATGCATATGAAGCATGGATTTCGTGTGACCATCCAATTCCCGTTTGGCGGCTTTAAAAACCTTATCAACCTCAGGAATACGACCACCCGTTGCGCGGGTTACGCGACCGCCTTTATTTTGAAAGGTGCGGCCAGCCGTAGGTGCAATCGGGGCTGTTGGGGCCTGAGCCATTACGCTTTGCGTATGATTAAGAAAATCATCAACCGACATCCCTTGCAATTTATTCCCAATGATTGCTTTTGGATTGATACCAGTGTCTTGAAGGCTAGAACCACCGTTTGACCGCAACACCTTCATCGCGTCATTCACACCCAACATATGGGCGGCATAAACATTTTGAGGCGATGTATCAAATCCATTCGCCGCCAATGTCGCCATATTTTGCTGCGTAAGGTTTGTGACCAAATCCCTTTGCAAATTACGGTCAAGGACAATGTTCCTAAGTAATGTGGAGTTAGAAACGCCCGAAGGATCTTGACTGGTATCCAAACCACCCGTGCTTACGTCGCCGGGATTAACTTGGCCCGTTGCCTGATTAAGCATTTCAGGATGCGTCTGCGTTAGTTGGCTCAAAGCGGTCGCGGGGGTTAGTCCCCACGGTCCAAATGCACCGGAACTCATATTGTACGTATTTTGTCCGTACGAACTTTCCGGTCCCTGAATCTTATCAACTAAACTATTGACGTAATCCAAATGCGGCGTAGCGATTGATGAAGGGTCGCCTTGAGAAGGGGCGGCTCCAACGTTTCCGGAAACGTTTACATCCTTGCCAAAAGCAAATGGACTTACGTCTTGGCGGTTTGCCTTGTCATTTGCCGCCGCTTGTGAGTCACTGGATGCTTGTTGTGATTGCGAAACAGTATCGGCGCGAACGTTATCGTTCCCACCCGAATCTCCACTGGACCCGCCTGTATCACCTTTATACCCACCAACGCTATCCCCAGCACGGACATCGCCGCCTTCGTCATAGCCCACGCGGCCACCCTCTTTGCGGCCCATAGCTGTAGCACCGACGCGGGTTCCGGCAGTTGCCAAAGCCATAAGAATATTTTTAGCGATAAATGCGCTTTCTGATTGCGGTTTATTAGGATCAATTAATGCTTTGTGGGCGGCTTGAAGGTCGTTAATATTGTCGGAATTAATTTGGGAATACAATTTACGACCGTAACGGCTTTGTAAAAATGCTTCACCTTTTTCAATACCTTTTTTCATTAAGAGCATATCAAGGCTATGCGCCGCAATAACCCAGTCCGCCATTTTAGAGGCGGGTCCACGTTCAGCATTAGGATCCACCATTCCAAGGTGGTTTTTAACATCATTCATCAATTTTTCCATATTGATGAAGTGTTCCATATTCGCAACATCTTCCTTGCCAAAGATATTTTCCATACCTTTACGATATTGTGCATTTTTAAAGAATTTTACCGCTTTATCAGCGTTTAATTTATCGCCAGATTTAACACGGTTTAGCATGTCCAAAAGCACTGCTCTTTGGAACGAAACTTTTTCTTCCGGCGTCATTGTTTTTGTGTACTCAACCGCGTCGTGAATTTTCTTTGTATTATTAATATTGGTAAGAAAACTTTGACCATAAGTAAAAGCATTTTCACCATCTTTACGATACAAATATCCTTGACGGGCTTTTGCAAAAGCCGGGTTAAAATATTCGCTTTTTTCGTTCGTCAAATCAGCAACAATTCTTTTCGCAATTCCTTTTTGCGCTTGGCTTGCGTCTACTTGACCATTTCCATATTTTGTTTCGCCCAATTCATTTAATTTGCGCTGAAGATCGTCCAAATACTTTGTGTTGATTTGATTAGAATCAACAATGGTTTTTGGGCTAAATTTGTTCTGCGCTTTTAAAATGTTAGTTGCTAATTGATCTGCTCTATTTCTGGCAGATTGCAATTGTAATGGGTTAGTCGCATCTTGCGGCGGAACATAAAACATATTTGAAATTTCTTCTGGAGAAACCTTGCTAAGGTCGCCCGCAGAAAAAATGTTTCTTTTCATCAAACCAATTTGCTGTTCATCCGTCAAACCCATTTTTTGCAATGGAACATCGTCAACCATTGTTTTACCCGATGGGTCCATAAACATGGCGCGAAATGGTGAACGATAATTAGGGTCAACTAACCTTCTGTCAGCATTAACTCCTTCAACGGCTTCTCTAAAAAGACCGTTATTTAAATATTGATTCCATTCAGGAGACCACGTACCCCGTCCATGATTCGGGTCATTTTGAAATACGCCATAATTTTCTTTATTAATGCGAATGCGCTCATCTTCCGCTTCCTGACGAAGAGCGGCAAGATTCATATCATCCGTAACACCATACATTTTTTCCAAAAAGTTGGAAAAATTAATTCCGCTGGTGTTGCTGCGTCTTTGTAAAAATCCTTTTAACGCATTAACTTGATCTGGGTCACCATTCGCTAAGACATCAGCAATGTAATTTTGAAAGTTGTCACCGCCTACATCAGCAACAATTGGCGTCTGCCCATTAGCTTGCGCTTGATGGAAATCATCAAACGACATACCTTTTGTTTCGTCTTTTGTGCCCGCATTACGAACAAATCCGGCTTGACGGTCTTGTTCATATTTTTGTGCAAGCGTATTAAGAACATCCTTATCTTTGGAAAACATATTTGTCATCCAATCGGGGAGTCTTTCCGACGCAAAACTTGCACCAGCGCCTATGGCTTTGGCGGCAGTACCTAATCCTGCACCCAATGCACCACCAAGCACTGCTCCTTGAGTAATACTTGTATCCGCAGCATTGGGATCAGTTCCAAAATACTTCTCACCCGCAGCAGATGCAGCGCCATATGCAGCACCTTCAGCGCCAAGCCGACCTATATCCATAACAGCCCGACCCGGAGCCGTTGTTTTTAACCAAGATGTTTCTGAAATAAACGGTTCTTTTGCAGCCGTGGCCGCTGCGGCCTCACCAGCGGCGGGGGCAGCAGTTTCAGCGGCAACTGCGGGTATAGCGGCTTCTCCAGCAACTCCAGCAGCAGCTTCCAAACCAGCCGCTTCAGGGGCAACCGCACCAAATAACAATGACGGAGCAAAATCTTCAATTTTGGAACGTATGGGATACGCTTCTTCGCGGGCCTGTTTAGCCGCTTGGTCTCTGGCTGCAAGATTTTGAAGGCGTTCGGAATAATTCGCCGCTTTTTTACCCGTAGGGTCAACACTACCAGCGCCTAAAGCAGCCTCAACATGCCGCGCACCACTCATCATAAGCGGTCCAAGAAGTGGTATTGCACTGCCTGATGGGTCAGCCCCCGGACCTACGTTTTTATAATATTCTTGTTGTTGCGGCAAATAAGCTTGTATCTTTTCAACATATTGTTGATCTTTTTGCTGTTTCTCATTAATAGCACCGTACGCATCTTCAAACGGGTTCCCCTCCTCAGAAGAAGATTGAGATTTTGAAGGCGCAGGGGCTACCTGCGAATCCATTGATCCGTATTGAGAGATAAACGGGTTTTGGTCGTCCATTTACCACTCCTACTATTCAAAATAACGGGAAAGATTGTGAACCGCAAAGCGTGGGTCGCCCGTTTTGACATACAGATTGTGGACATATTGGTCAAAATACTCAGCCGATTTTGCGCCATACTTACGGTTCATCAAATCCGTAATTGGGTTTGGATGCAAATTACCTTGTCCGGCAGGAGTTTTATCCGACAAATCCATAAGTGCAGCGATAGCTGAAGCATCCCGCGCATATTCGCTTGGCGGGTTTGTTTTTTGGAACACATTTTCAGCATTCCAGCCCAAATTATTAGTCTTCTGATTATAATCAGTCGTAAACTTTTGCATGTCTTGCGCGCGCTTGCTTTGCGTAATCATGCTTGCAAGTAATGAACGCTGGGTTTCTGGTTGCAACGCACCTGTTGGGAATGCATTTTCCAAACCTTGCGTAATAAACCCGGCATGGCGGCCTTGCTGGACTGACGCCCAAGTAGCAATCTTATTTGCCTGTTCTTGAGCGCTTAATTTATCAGACAAACCTAAATCATTGCCCGTCATTGCACCAACCGTTTGGGCATAGTTAGCCATACGGTCACGGAATGCTTTCTGAATACCAGAAGCAAGCAAGCCAGTTGAATCTTGAGACGCCACCACTTTTGTTAAGGTCTGAAGATCCTGCCTACCATTGTAAGCGGCGGTACCTTCTTTATTTGCGGTTTTCTGCGCTTCATCAGATTGTGTAGCTAATTGCTGTTGGCGCGGGCCATATTGAGCAGATACGTCATTATTGATCGCGTCAATTTCTTGCTGAATGGCCGCGTATTTTTTATCAGCGTTCATCCCGTCATCGCGAACTGATCCATATGCAAAAGTTTGCAACGGTTGTGGTTTTGTTGGCGCAGAAGGGGCGTTTGGAGTTTGTGGGGTGCCTCCGCCAGATGGACCAGCACCACCGCCAGATGGGGTTGCTGCTGGGCCAGATTGACTTGCGGGTGGAACGTTAAATTCACCGCCGCCCGCCGATGGTATAGCCGGAGTTGGCTGTCCGCCTCCCATACCGCCTATTGGAATTTGCTGCAATGAAATAGAGCCGTCTGGGTTCATAGTGCTTACTAAAGCGCCAGCGCGACCAAGTGTTGCACGTTTGGTAATCGCTTCGCCCTTTTGCGCTTCTGCCTGAGCCGCGCGTAAATTGCTTTCCGATGCAAGTTTCTGCGACTCAACCAATTGATTCGCATACGCATCAGCAGCCTTGGCTAATCCCATACCAAACGAACCCGGTGTTCCCATAAGGGTTGTACCAAACTTAAACATCGCGAGACGTTCTGGGTCATTTAAGCTGGGGAAAATACCAGATAAAATACTCTTGTTTTGAGGCGTTTGATCCGCCGCTGGAGCGGAGGCATTCTTTGCATTAACATAAGGCATATCAGCTTGATTAGCACCAAGAAGACCTTGTTGACGTGCTACAGTCCAAGCATTTGCCCCATTCTTTGCAATTTCATTTGCGGTCCAATCCGACGTTTCTTGTAAGTGGGATGGATCGTTTATGTATGCGGCCTTTTGTTGAGGCGTTAATTTTTCCGCCAAATCGGGATGCATTTCATTAAAAAAATCATCGCCTTTCCCGGGATTAGGATATTTGTCCGAAGCACCACCTACGTGAAGTTGGAACGGACCCGCGGATGAATTATCATCACCTAATTTAAAACGGCGACCGCTTTCACCTTGCGATAATTTAACAAATTGATCCACTGGGATACCAGCGTTTTTGGCGGACCCCTGTATTACCGATGTATCCGCTATTGGCGTGTCATCTGATGAATCATCTGATGAATCATCTGTCGCCGCACCACCCGGCGCAAAATGTCCGACAACCCCACCACGCCGCATTCCGCTTAAAATATCAGCACTAGCGAAAGCTTCCTCAGATGGGGTTGCATCCGACGTTCCTGAACCAAAAGATTCTTGATTTAATTGCGATAAATCATCTTTTGTCACAAGACCGTACGCATAGGGGATAACACCGCCTTTGGCTTTCTCAATTCTACCACCGCGATTTGATGGATTGTCATCTTTGGTTAATGATTTGTCCAGAAAACCGCCCACATCCGTTTTGTCAACGGGCGTATCCATGCTTGACACAACGCCAGTGTAACCGGGTTCAGCGGGGGTTGTGTTGACGTTTGTCGTGCCTTCCAAGCCAGCGGCTATTGAGCTAATTAAATTTCCAAACACCCCGCCACTGTTAAATGCATAGCCCGGCCCACCGCCATTATTGTAAGGGCCGTTAGCCATGCTAGTGGTGTTGCCGCCCAATTTATTATTTACACCACCACTTGCCACCCTAGCTAAAGATGGATCAGGTGTTGTCGTTGATGCCGTAGTATTTGTCGTAGCAGCTACAACGCCAGTAGTTGGCGCGGGGCCTGTGACTGCTTTTGTTGGCAATGCAGCACCCGGCGTGGGTTGCAATGTACCAACATAAGCATTGTACGCATTCCGCAAATCATGCAATGACGCATTGCCGGAATTAGCAAGAGCCATATATGTATTGTATGCCGCTTCAATAGGTTGATTGGCGGGATTATTGGTTGGGGCAACAGAATTGGCGGCTGATGGGACAACGCCACCACCATCATAATGATTTACCGCACCACCTGATTTATACCCTAATGCTTGGCCAAAAATACTATTTGTCCCCATTGATCCTATCGTGGTGCCAAGACCAAGAATTGTGGACCCTAATGAAGGCGTTGCGGCAGTACCTGTGGTTGTTCCGCCCAATCCCGACGACGCACCTGATACGAGCCCGCCATAAAAACCCAATTGATTGTACGGGAATTGGTATTGATTGAGATACTGTTGATAAGCGGTTGAAAGATTTGCTTGCTGCTGTTGTTGTTCCGTTGCACCCGCCCCATATTGAGCTTGCGCTTGTTGCAATGCTGCAGTTTGACCAGCCGTCCCAAGATTTGCTAAGTTCATCGCGTTGGATGACAGCAAATTACGATTCTGCAATTGGTTTGCAATATCAACACCTTGCTGTTGGTTAAATTCACCCAAAGCTTGGCCGTAACCTTGGCTAAGAAGGTTAGCAATCGTAGCATTGCCAGCTAAACCCTGTTGCCGCGCTAATTCAGCTTGAGCAATGCCCGCACGGTCACCACCAAATGCACCCCGTTGAATTGAATTGCCCAACACCTGTTGTTGTTGTTGGGCATTAGTTTGATTGATGTTTTGCACCGCAGAATTAACAACATCATTCATGTACGGTGACATGTATTGGTTAATTGCATCAGGCGAAAATTGCTGCATCTGCACAGGCGCGGCGGCACTTGTCGTCAACGCTGTCGCGGCGGCAAAATTAGGGTCAGTGTAACCCTGTAAATTTGTAATATTATTAATCGCGTTAATCTGGTCCGGCGTCTGTTGAGCGACTAGTCCGGGGACAAATCCCGCATATGCTTGTGCGGTTGATGGGTCGTAATACGGAGCGCCCGTGCTTAAAAGTCCACCAGCCCTATTTATAAGGTCGGTATAAGCAGCCGTTACCGCCGCAGGTGGTTGATATGTCGTGGTTGATGGACCGGGACTTAATAAACTACCCATGACTGTTTACCCTTGCATAATCTTCGTTATATAAAAAGAAAGATCCCGCTTTTGGGAAATGTCTTTCGTACAGTTTAACCTTTGCCTCAGTCCGGTGATTAGCCACAACGCCAATCACTAAAGGTATTTGCATTTCATCCGAACACTTTTTAGCAAAAGAAATCAACGATTTGACGCGAGTAGACCTGCGAAAATCAGGGTGAACAAAATTAAATAATTCATTGAGATGAAAATCTTTCCCGTACCACAATTGGTCAATAATTAAACCAATCATAGCCTCAATTTGATCATCGCCAATAACCCCAACAATGCCTTTGCCATTACTTATCATGTTTAAAATGATATCACGTGTTCGTTCTTCATCGTATTGAAAAACGCCATTTTCATCGTGCATCATTTTTAATAGATCAATGATTTGATCCACATCATCTTCAGTAGCTACCTTGACCTTATAATCAGTCATTCTCAATCTCTTTTAGGGCCGGGGAGGTTTTTAAGCGTCTTAATCAAATGAGACCGAACATATTTAACAAAATTGTCCAATTTGTTGTGGCCTGTGTTTAAATTTCCGCCGCCGTACCGCGCGACATCATCGGGATGAACAACATATTCACCACCCGCCGCCACAATAGGAACAGGGCGGTGTTTGCCCGATGTAACCACACCACCCGTCGCCCTTGAAGCTTGCGATAATGCTTCATTTCCGGGAACCGGAAACATCAAGCTTGGATAACGTGGATTAGCCCGGAAATCAGGGATTTTTGAGCCACCGGGTCCTTGAGAAAACATGCTGTCCAAAATCTTAGCACCCGCTAAGGTATTACCCTCACCAAGACCAGAAACAATGTCCGCTGGTAACACATATGAACCTTCAAGAACGTTCATTGGGAGGTGGTCTGTGCGACCGCCTACCGCCATATGGATAATTCCCGTATGGCAAGGGGTTGCCTTTTCGCGCGCAAGTTTATCCGCCATTTCAACATGGCCGCCTGACGCATATCCCGCCCCCACTTCAGGGCCAGATGTTTTGCGGGTAGGTTGTTGATTTGGATTAAACGTAATGGCGTTTTTACCCGGCGTTTCAAAAGCACCGCGAATAAACTTTTCACCGCCATTCATGTCCGCTGGCTCCCAGATACGGGCAATATTAGCGGGATCAAGCTTTGACGTATCCGCACCAACACCAAGACGGCGCATCTGACCGCCGCCATGCTCAGTGTTTGGTTCCGTATAATAAATAGCTTGCTGCAATGGGCGGTTAGGGAACAACTTCATTGCTTCACCCAATGAACCCGGACGAGTATCATTTGGGTCGTTATTTAAATATGGCGCATTGGCATCAGCCGCTGGCTTCTGCTGGGGTACTACGCCCATATTTTTGGGGCGAGCGGTTGGCATTGGAACTTTGCTATTAGGATATTGAGTATCCGTATTTGCCCCACCCATTGCAATCGTGGTGTTTTGGGGTGTATTGCCCGTCAAAGCTTTAATAAAAGGGTTTGGGGCAGGTGCGGCGGCGGGAGTTGCTGGCGCGGCTGGTGTTGTTGGAGCAGGTTGCCCCGTCAAAGCCCCCACCATTGTATTGCTTGATGAAGGGGCACCTTGTCCTGCGGGATTATTAGGGTGTGACCAATGAAAAATATCCGTTAATTTTTCAAAAGTGGACTTTTCATGTGGTTTATACGCATATTCCGACCGATCTCGGGGGGTGATCGCTTGAGTTTTGGACGTTTCGGCTGGGTATACGGTCGCACCCACATCATCCGCCGAACTTGGCGAATAGTTAAAAGAGGGGGCGGCATTATATAAAGATTTGGCCGTATTTGTAATATAATCACCCATATTTGAAAGGGTGTTTCCAACTGTAGCATTTGAATCTGCCGAAGAGGGGCGATTGCCATATCTGATGGATTGGCTCATAAGCCGACGCATAGCCCTGTCTTCTGGGCCGCCAGCCGTTGGAGTTGTTGGGAAAGACGGGAGATTATTATAAATATCGGTGCCTAAACGGCGGCTGAAATCAATCGCATTTGTGGGAAACAATCCCTGCAAATTTGGCCCGGTGGTATCTGGAAACGCATCGCGTTCGTCACCGTATTGGAATGCGTCTGACATATGAAACTCCACCTATCCGATAATTCTGTATAATTACACCTAAATTGCGTTTTTTGATAGCCCAATTACGTATACGTCAAAGATACAATTGACCCCGTTCCCGTAACGATAGTCAAACCCGTCGCAAATGGAATTTGTATCTGGTAAATCCCAATCCCCAATGTGGCGGGTATGGCATAAATACGGTTGCCCGTCAGTAGGGATGCATTGGCGGTGTCGTAAATGTATCCGGTGGTTGATCCCGCCGCTATTACGGAAATAGTAGCCAGCCAGCCAGATGATGGCTTTATTACCTTGGTCGTTGCGGCGGCTATTTCTTTGGTGTTGTTCGTCCCAAAATAACCGTTTCTCAACCCATCGTAGTTAGCAATGGAGTTAAGGGCTACAACCCCGTTCTTTTGTGCGGATAGGATATCGTCAAGTGATGCCATGTCAGTATTTTCCGTCCGGGGCCGCCCTATAGCGGATACCGCCTAGTCGCCAGAATGTGCCTACGTCATTGGAGGATATGCTTATGGCAATGAGACGTGCCCGTATACGGCAACTGATATATTCCGTTGCTTGCGTCATGGGGAACGTAGCGGAGGATACCAAGTTGCTAGGGTATCCTGAGTAAGATCCTGTCGTAACCGTTGGGTCACCCGCATAGTTCGTCCAGTATAACGTCATGTTTACGGTGGCGTTCTGATTGCCGGAGTACGTACCCCACTTCATGTCGGGCCAAATTTGGTCCACGTACATGATGTTGTCGCCTTCAGCTATACTGAAGAAACCCGTTTGCATGGCGGACTGCATTGCGGTGGTGGTTGTGCCAGACGCCGCGTCGTTGCCTATTTCGTGCTGATATAAGTAATTATCAGTCCCAGCACCAATGGGAGGCCCAAGCACAGACTGGTCAATCCAAGCGCTACGGCCCAAAGAGCCAAAGTCCCACTGATTAAGTACAGTGTTATATTTAACGTACGAATCATTTTCTCCGTTACCAGCCGCCGACGGATAAAACCACATAATCTCATTAAACTGTGAGTTAGGGGCGCAACGGATATGCTGGGTATACGGAATGCCATTAGCATCACTCCCCGTGTTAAGGTTTTGGAAAATAACGTCCCAAACGGGGCATGGTAAGGGTTGCGGGCCATTACCTGCATTCATAAAGAATTGTTTCTGGGACATCCAATAAACGGTGTTACCCATTTGCCCGACGCATTTGCGGGAGATTGCACCGCAGTTTGATCCAATCTTGTTGAATCCATATACCAACGGAGCACCGATATACTGCATCGCCCACAGGTCAAGATCGGTCCAAATAAGACCTTGTTGCGGACCTTGGATACACGTAACAATCTTGGAACCCGTAGGGATACGGTAAGATCCCGCCTGATTGGTGGCGGTTCCTATCCAAACGGTGCTATCCGCTACGTCAGACCAACGAATCAATAATGGATCAGGCTGCAACGTAAAAGATGAACCCCAAGCAACCACTTGGCGCTGCGGCATAGCGACAAAGATACCATCGTTAACCAAGGGAACTTGGCCGCTTAAGATCTGAGCATTTTGCAACGCACCCGACGGCGACCAATAGTAAATTGGACCACCCGCAGGGCAAGCAATTAAGTTTTCGCCAAAGTTATCTAATGTCCAATCTGATGCGGTAATAGCCGTTCCGGGGGTAGAGGCTGGTGCAACACCGACACCAAAGCCGCCCGTTCCAAACCCGCCAACACCAAATCCAGCACTTGTAGGTTGCGGCCCAACCGCAATGTAAAATTTTGATTGAACGTTACCGCTGTTAATCGCCGTTGGACCAGCCGATGAAGAAGCCGTATTTGGAGCGGAAAATGTAAACGTTCCAGAATTTACAACGCTAAGAACGGTGTAAAGGCCAGATAATGTTAACCCGCCTATTGATGTGGAAACGCCAACGTAAAAAGTTGAACCTACGGAATACCCGTGGTTATCAAGGTAACCTGTTACAACGTTAGAGCCTGAAGTTGTTTGAAAGGAATATACACCCACCAATTTGGCGGTACCCGTGCCCGTACCGACCCCTGTGGCGTTGAATATTACACCCACCGTATTGGCGGAAGCGCCAATTAATGTAAAATCCGTTGTTCCCACGGATACAATTTTATAGGTGTTTCCTACGACAAATGACCCTGCAACGGTGTTGGTTGTGGTATTTGCGGTTGATGTCGCATTAGAGCCAGCCGTAATGGTGTAAGTTGTACTTGCTACAGATTGAATTAAATAAGATCCCGTAAGGACAATTCCGCCTACAGATACGGGGGTTACGTAATCCACGTAATCAAAGATGGACGCGGTAATTCCAGAATCCACAACCGTAACCGTTGATGATCCGGATGTCGTAGCAAAGTTAGGGGCCGTGTTGGTCGTAAGGGTCTGCGGCGTAATGTTTTGGTTAACGTTACCCGTCAGGACGTTTAAAGATGTTGTACACCCCACCGCCAAGTGATTAACGGCATTAAGATCCGCCCAGCCTTTTAGCGCCCGTATAGCGGATGAATATGCTGAATTATAATACGCAACCCAGCCACCTAGCTTTTGCACTAACCCCAAATTGTTGCGGTCAGGCATAAACCGGACAAGATTAGTGGAGGAAAGAGCCGCCTCATTCAGGGTCGGCGTCTTGATTACATCAACGCCGGGGATGAGTTTAAGCGTACTGCGGGACATTGTTTATCCCCTTGGCGGCGTAGCAATAGGAGAAGGTGACTGCGGACCCCATGCGGCGGATTGGAATTTTTTACGATATTCCTCAACCGTAGCACCCTTAAGAAGCGTTTGATATTGTTGTTCCCAATTAATAGGCATCTGTTGATCAGCGCCCGTAGAGGAAAAATTGCGCTGATATCCACCAATATATACCATACTGGCACAGATAAAGAGATCCGGCAGGTAGGTGGAGATAAAGGTCGTAGGGTTGGACGCGGACAAGGACGACGCATGAATCGTCCCCGTAAACGTCAATGGATAAGCTGAGTCAGGATACGGCCCAAACAAAATGTTTTGGCTTGTGTTTCCAGTCGTGGCCGAATCGCCGCCGTAAACAGCAAAGACACTTGGAACTCCTGCACTTGCGGTGCTGTTAAACACATTCTGAATGTATTCCTTCGCCACCGGGGACAAAGGGTACGTTACACCATTTACGGTAACCTGAATGGTCTGAAGCGTAATAAACGCCGCCGTAGGTATGGATAAAATGTTTTGATTCTGCGTTGTCGTGAAGGACGTATTGTCGTAAATCTGGGTGGACAAAAAGTCCAAATCACGTTGCATCCGCAGTTCCGCGTAGGATATTGCTTGCGGCAATATGATTTGGAAATTAGTGTCAGTCGTAGGGACAACCGCCAACGTGGCAATCTGCTGCACGTAACTATTGTAATTAAGGCCAGTTGTCATAACCCACGTCCTTATTCTTCAGGCTTTTCTTCCGCAGCAGGTGCTGGAGCAGTAGCCGCCTGTACCTGTGGAACAGACTGAGAATGCAAATGATTGATCAGATCCGCCACTTCCGAATAAACCCCTTGACCCAAATGCTTCAAAATCGCATTTACATGGGCTACCGTTAACTTTAATTCCAATTCCAAATTATCCATTATTTTCTCCTAAAATGGTGGATTCTGTGGTTGTAATTGCGGTGCAGATATCTGCTTTATTTGTGCGGCTATGGCGGATTCCACCCCAGATACACTAATTGATTGAGATACCCAGTTGAATGCCATTTCCTGCGTAATTTGATCGTAAGGTACAAATTCTGCGGGATTTGGCGACCCTAATTGCACTGTACCAGAACTTGACGACGTAACCAAGCCATCTGTACCCGTACAAATCCAATTAATAGCGGTTACCACATTTGATAACCCACCAGATGTAGGGTTTACGATGAATTGGGGAAATGACCAAGTGTATTTCATGTACCGCCCCTTAGAGGCCCAATATCATGGAGTACGCAATCGCCTGTGCTTGGGAGATACCGGAATTTGTGCTGGACGAGCTGGCAAGGCCAATATTGGTTCCATCAGAATAAATAATGATGCTATAAGCGGTTGGAATAGCTAAAATCCCACCAGCCGCAGCATTGCTACCATTGTTGGAACCCATTGTAACGGTGTACGATCCCGTGCAATTGTTGGTGACAATCCACATACCCGCCACGTTTTGCGGCAAAAGAACAAGCTGATTCGCCGCCAAAGACCCAGTTAGGCTGAATCTCATGCACTGGGACGTATTACCCGCCGCCGTGGAACTAGGGGCCGCAATATTGGTGTATGTAGGGCTACCGCTGGTGCTGACCGATACGCTAGTCGTATTGCCAAACATCTGGTCAAGAATGGTGGCATTATAGTTAAGCGGCTGATCCCACGTAGGGGATGTGCTATTATACGCTGGTTCGTTTAGGGCAAGGTTGGTGGTAATACTCATTTGTCAGCCTTCCCATCCAGCTTGTCGTAAATACGCTGGAACA